GATACCGTAAATTTTGTAGACTCAAGATATACATTTGATTCTAACGCATTGACTATTGGAAGAAACAGTTCTAAAATAGCTAATGCAACATCGGACCTTGTAGTTAACACTGAAGGTGCTGCATTTGGATTAGTTTATTCTGGTTCAGATGTGGGATGGACTTACACGGAGAAATAATATGTCAAATTACGAAGCAACAAAATACGATTTTTCAGGAGCAAGCCTTACGGGTATCGAAGGAATTCCCACGGCTACTATTGTTCCGTGGTCTACTGGTTCAGTGCCAACAGGTTTCTTAGAATGTGCCGGTGCAGCAGTTTCAAGATCAACATACTCAGATTTATTTGCAATCATAGGTACAACTTATGGTGCAGGTGATGGTGGATCAACTTTTAATCTTCCTAATTTAGCAGACAATGTTGCAATTGGAAAATCACCAGGTAAAGCTATAGCATCCACAGGTGGAGCAAACACAGTAACTTCAACAGGAAACGTTGGTGGTTCAACAGCTAACGCTTCTTTATCAACAGCACAACTTGCATCTCACACACACCCTTCTGTGGGATCAGAAAATGCACACACACAAGGATCACCAGGCTATCCAATTAGACCACAATCTCAACCAGGTAGTGCCACTGGAGCTACAGGATCTGGAACAGGTCACTCACATAACATGAGTGCTACTTTTTCTGGAGATGCAACATCAATAGTACAACCTTATTTAACAGTAATGTACATAATTAAAACTTAGGAGAAAACATGGCAACAAACGCAAATTGGACAATAATATTTGAGGATAAAAAGATAATTAAAAATTATGCAGAAGGCGCTAATGAAGGTGTTGGATACGTAATTAACGATGATGCTTTTTGGTCTCAATCTAAATTTTCTAATATCTGGGCTATTCAACATGGAACATCTGTATCTACTGATGAAGTAGAATATAGAGATACAACACCTCATTCTACATTTGCTGATGCAGATATAGGTGCTATTGGAGATTTTTCAAACAAATGGGATGCAGCGTATTTAGCTCAATTACAATCTGATTGGGATAATAATAATGCAGTAGATGAAACTGAAGCTGAAAAAATTGCTAGATTAGGTGCCAGACCTACATCTTATTCATCATCTTAATTCTTTTAATTGACAAATTATAGAATACCTTGTTGATTTATCATCAGCAGACCAATTCATAGGTGTGTGCCACGTGTTAGCGTGCCATATGATAGCTCTATTTTCATTGAAACCTATATGAGTATTTAATTCAGTATTTAAATAAAAACCCGTTCCTTTATGTAAGTTAGTATTACCTTTGATGTAAATTATAATTTGAAAATCACATTCATCACTTAAATCACAATGTGGTAAAGGCTCAACACTAGCTAGCAAGGTATAACTACAAAATCTTAATTTAAATTTTTTATTCAATATTGTTTCACATTTTTGATGAATAATATTTTGTATAAACTCTGACACAGGTGCAGTAAACCAAACGTGACTAGTTTTTTTAGTATCCTCTTTATATAAATTATGATCATCTCCTTTCCATATTGAAGTAGAAAGATCCGCGTGTATTTTATCTAAATGATTTTTTTCTAAAAAATTATCTTTTACAATTATGTCAAAACCATTCACTTAAATTCCTCTAATGTTCATCCAAGAAGTTAAAATATATTTTTTTCCTGATAAGGGTGGATTGCCTCTATGCACATAAGGAAAAGCTGCAGGCCAAATAACTATTCTCCCTTTTTTTGGTTTTACTCTTTTACTAAAATGTAAAAATTCAGTCTCACCCCCTTCTTTAACATCGTTCAAATAAATAGTATAAGCAAAAGCTCGATTCTCTAGATGATATCCTTTACCATATTCTACATGCCAAATATGATAACCTTCTGTAGGTAGTGTTTTTTGTAATTTCAGTTGTCCTTTATGAAATGGAACATCATTATAAGCTGCTCCTGCACCAGTCTTCTCTATATAGTGTTTAAAAGCATGTTCAAAATTAAATATCATTACGTTAAGATCCTTCCACCAAAGATCAAGTTGATCTGCTGTGCAAAAATATTGTTGATCTTGTTTCATCAATGTAGGTGCCTTTTCCGAAGTTGATCTATTTAATGTTTTTCTCATTTTATCTTCATCTTCAAAAAGTTTTATGGCTCTTTCACACTCTTCGGATGTTATATAACCATCATAAACACCTATAAAATTATTAATATTTACGGTTTTATCCATATTGCTTCTCCTTATTTATTGCATCATAAGCATGCTTTCTTTTTGGCCCAACTGCATTAACATAATGTAAAAAAACTTGCGCCATACCTTCTCCTTTATAAGTTCCTGGTCTTCCATGTTCTTGATCACAACCTGCGTATAACAATGCATCTCCTTCTTCTAATTCATATGAATCGTTTTCAATTTCAATCGGCCAATTATCATACTTCTTAATACAAGCAGTTATAGATATTTCACATGCATCTCTGTCCACATGTTTAGCTAAAGTACCACCGAAAACATAATATCTCCAGTAAGCATACGTAGGTAATAATTTTAATGATGACTCATTTTCTACTATGGGTAATTTTTTATCTAACATCGCATTCATTAAAGGATCATTATACCAAGCAGGTGAAAAGGATTGTCCGTCTAACATGTAGTCTTTATTTATGTCTAATCGATTATAACAATATTTTTGTAAATAAACTAATTCCTCTTTTGAAAAAAAGTTTTTTATTAATTTATATTTTATTGCAGCCATGATACAATACTATATCTAGTTCCTTTTGTTATTGGTTGTATGCCATGAGGGTATAAAAAATTGCTTGGAAAAAAAGCAATTGTCCCTGCATCTAATTTAAGTGTTTTAATTACATTTTCTTTTTGATCAGTAAAGACTAAGTCACCCCCTTCATAATCATCATTTAAATTAATAATTACACTTAAATGTCTAAATGTATCAGAAAAATGATCTGTGTGAACATCATATTTGCCGCCTGGTTCATATTTTAATAGATCAATTTGATTAATTTTATTACTTGCCATGTGCGGAAATTTTACCTTGTAATGCATATATAAATTTTCAACCATGTTTTTAATATAGTTCCAATAAAATAAATTGGTTGGTGTTTTAAAATCTAATATATATCCTTTTACATTTCTGACACTTCGATCAACTCCTAAAGCAACCCCTATATGATTTTCGCATTTTTTATCCATCAAAGGTATTATTTTATCAATAAATTCTTTTGGTATAATTTTTTTTAATACAACGATAGCTTCTAAGTGATCCATTATTTTTTTGTTTCTATAATAGTAATATTTCCAGATATGGTAACATTATTAGAATTAGGTTTTACCCAATGTTCTAAATATGATGGAAATATAATTATATCTCCTTCTTTTAGGTTAGGCTCATGGTCTATAGGAAACAAAGTTGTTTCAGAGGTTTCTAATAATTTTTTTACTGGTGAATTAAACACGGTGTGCGATTTATCTGATTTATAGTAAATAATAAAAGAAAAATGTCCTGGGTGCACATGTGATCCTTGGTAATCATTTTTATCATAATTATTTATCCACACATTCATTAATTTAAAAACAAATGTTTTACAATATGGTTTCAACAAATGTGATAACAAATTTGTTAATTCTAAATTTAAATAATTCATAGATTCTACATCAAATAATGTTTCAGTATTAACTGTGGTCTTAATTTTTGATTCAAATGTTTCAGTAAATTTTTTACCTAATACGTTTAGTTTAGAAGTATCTAAATTTTTGCTTGCTACAAAATTAGGAAATAGATTATCTACTTTAAGACTCATTTTTTTCAACTTTATTTATTTTAATGTTAAATGCGATACTAACTCTAGGCTCATCATTTTGATTAGGTTCTACAGAGTGTTCAAGATGAGATGGAAATATTACTAACAAACCTTCTTCTGGAGTTATCACAAATTGTGAATTATTAGAACCATTGTAATTATGAAAAGGACCTTCATAAAACGATAAGCTTTGAATTATTTTATCAGGATTATTAAATCTTAAAACACCACTATTTTTTGGCACATTCAAATAATATATACCAGAAAAATTACAAGAGTTGTGCACATGAGGATGATTGAAATTATGTTTACGATTTACATTAAACCAAAGATTGAGTAAGATAATTTGATAGTCGTAAGCAATTTGGTATGTTAAAGTTATTTTGTGCATTATGGGTAAAATTTCATTATAAAAATTATTTATCAAATTGTTCTTAGTCGTAAAATTTTCACTTTGATAACCTCCAACATTACTAACTACACGACCTTTATTTTCTTTCTCTAACAAAAAAGCTTTGTCCTTTAACTGATTATGTGTCATTAATTTTTTTTTCTTATTGTATTTAAGAGTAAATAAGGGTGTTAAAAAAGGTGTATGATGTTCAATTCTACACATAATTTACAGATGTTTCTTCTACTAATACTTTCTTATGCATAACTATATATGTTTATAGGCCTTATATATTATGCGTCTAAATTTGTCAATAAATTGTAAATGAATTGATCTAGATCAATTATCCAGAATAGGGTGTAAATAATATATCCCAAGTTAGTCCAACTAGCATAAGGTTGAGGTGGCCAAAATACGTGCTTTTATATTTTTAATAAGTATTATATAAAGG